TCAGAGCGTGACTGAAGTTTCACCAGGGCACATTGAACATATCGTCCTGATCAAGGGAGCGCTGGGATTTCTTCGTCGTGGGGGCTTTACGCCTGCGTGAAGGACCGTCGCCGGATGGAACGGACTGCGACCGGTTATTATCCCGCTCGGCCTGGACCAACTGCGCCATTTCTGGGGCCCGCCCCAGACGTTTGTTGTCAACAATGGCCCCCTGGTCGATTTCAGAAAGCTTGTCATAGGTGGAGTAGGGTTGTAATCGTTCATGAATTCTTCGGCAAATACGTTCGCAGCTTCCATGGAACTGATACCCTGGAGCCTGAGCTCCTTGACCAGGCGGTCCTGAAGCGTCAGGTGCGCCCATTTTTTATTGTTGATTCTGAATACGCTGGCTTTATCGCTGTACAAAGCCATCGGTTTACCATGCTTTTCGAGGTAGCTCCGTGTGTCCACGAAATAGGTGAATGTAGACTCAGATTTTACAAAGCGCAGCTGCATAAGGCAGCTTGTCGCATCGTCAACGTAAACTAGTAAAGTGCATGGCTTGGCACGGGATTCGAACCAGTGATGATTACAGCCGTCTATCTGGACCAGTTCACCTGTACATGCCCAGCGATATCTTGGTTGCTGAATGCGGGGCGCGCGCTTACTACGTGGGACCCAAATACCAGCTTTAATCATGAGCCGGCGAACTGTTTCTTTTCCTAAGATAAGCCCATGGGTTTCTTCAAGTTTTTCTCTGGCCAGAGTTGGACCAAAATCGACATAATTTTCACGGATAATATGCAGGACGCGTTCGGTGAGCGTTTCAGGTAATCTGCGATTGCCAGGGCGTCCGCGGCTACGGTTCGTCACGCCAAGCGGACCTGACTGGCGGTAACGGCTAATCAGTCTGCTGCAATGTCGGGGAGTAATACCAAGCATTTCAGCAGCCTGGCCGGGACGGAGATTGCGATCGATGACATCCTGAAGAATCTTGGTACGGTTGATTTCTTTCAAGGTGAACATTCCGGGTTGAGCTGTAGTCACTGGAGAATCCTCGCGGTACTAACGGGAGTCGTCCAGGCGCGAGGCTCAGAGAGAACTATAGAACAGACATTCCTAATGAGCCACGATTAGACATTAGCATTGAGCCTCCAGAACCTTGGTGCGCATAATGTATATTATGTTAAATAGCCCAGAAAACGAAGTAAACCGTATGTTATCTACGTAAAATCAGGAAACCCCATGTTCCCCAGTGATTTCAAGCTTAAGTGAAGTCATGGTAAAAAGCAACTACATCCATTTGAGCTACATCACACCCCCCCTCCTTTCATTGCCCTATTAATTGACGCATTAAATGATGTTCATTAATTGATCTGTTTCGATCACTCAACAACCCGCGTCACTGCGCTGTAGGTGCTGTTGCAGATGGCTCCGGCGCCTGCAGCTTCATCAGCGTATCGCGCCAGCGCTCCCGAACGCTTATCAGATTCCGTGAGCATGTCGGCAAGCACTCCGATGGTTTCGGCGGCTGAATACCTGACTGCGGCATTTGTGGAAAGCTTGCTGGTTTCACTGGCTGCGAACTGATGCCGGATACTGGCAAGCGTTCCGCGCAACTGGTCAGCAACAGCATCAGCGGCAGCAACATCAGCCAGGGCTTTTTGTTTTTCGATTTCTGCATTCTTTACAATTTCCTCTTTTTCTTTTTGGCGGCGATTCTCTTCTTCGCGTTCGGCAAGCTGACGACCTGCAAGCTCAAGCAAATCTTTACCGTCCCGTTTGGCCCATTTAATTTCCCACGTCTGATTATTATCGGACTGACCTGATAGGTATCCATGGTGATGAATTGCAAAACCAAGACCACCCAATGACGAGACAACAAAACAACCAATCACAACGGCGTAGCGTGTTTTCATTAATCTAATCCCCAGCATGTTAATTCTGACTCCTGGTCTCGGCGCTCAACCTGACCACGACAGTTATTCGATTTAATGCGGCAATCTTTCCCTCCGTCCCATATCCAACGCTTTATCTCTTCACAAGCACCGCGCCGATCTCCAGCATTTAGCTTGCGTAAAAAACCAGACGGCAAGCATTTTCCAGAACCAAGATTCCACGGACAAAATGAAGCTATTCCAACTTTCTGAGGTTCGGTTAATGGTATATGGATATTTTTATCAACCCACGCTAACGCCTTTGCTTGCTCCTTCTTGTCTATTTTTTCGCATTGGGCTTGTGTTAATTTCATGCCCTGAATTACTGGTTTACCTTCAACATAAGTAACGCCACCGCAAATAGTCCATTTCCCCCCGGCATCTTGATATGCAGTGTTACTGGCTCCTTCTTTTTCGTGCTGGAATTGCGCCATTAATACCGGAGCGCTCGCCCCGACTGAAATTAGTGAGAGCATGACTACACTCAGCCTGTTCTTATTCCCCATGTATACGCGCCCCAATATCTCGCATATATTTCTTACGCTGGTAATACCAATTAACTCCACAGCTAACTATGGTGCAGATAATACCAACCAGAATAGCGAATTCGTTCAAAGATAGTGCTGCCATAGTTGCCGTTGCTAACCCCGCGCGATAAGTAACCCATTCCCATAATCGCTCCACTTAATCACCCTCCACTTCATCGCAAAGAAACAGGCCAAACGACCCAGAAAAAGCATTCACATCGCCAAATGCATCATTTGGACGCAAGCGTGCAACGCCAATAGCACCTGCACCCGCATAGCCTGGCAACTTGCCTAAAAGCCGATGCCAAACCCCCGGACGCAAGCAAATTTGTGACAGTGTAACTGCGCGGTCTGCATCAGAAATCTGGAGCCACCACAGCTTGGTTGTAGTGGCAAAGAACAGTCTGACATTAAGAATCAGGCCATTTAATGAGGTGGTAAATTCCTGGTCAGGAATGGAAGGGATAACGCTTACTTCGTAATATTTCACCTCCACTTAAGAACCTCCCATCAAGCGGCGAATCTTCTCAAGGGCGAAAGTTTTTTGAGGTTCTTTCTTTGGATCTACTACCGTTGCGCTTTTCTTCCCAGCCGCAACTGTCCCCTTCCCTGCCGTGCTGGAAGTTTTTGCTTGCGCTGATTGGGTGCGTGAACGCTGAAAAGTGACCGTATCAACTTTCTGAACGGTCATCTTGATGGTGAGATAATTTTTCTTTGGCTCGGCTTCAACATTCAGCGACTGAATGACACTTTGCGGCATTGCCATGAATGATGTGTAGACCGAGACAAACTCTTTCATATCGAACGCAGCAATAATTTGCTGTGCCTGATTCATCGCGAAAATCATGTTTTGCGTGGTATGCAGAAAACCATACATGTACGGCATATCTGCACCAGTGATGATTCCCTCAAACGATACCACTTTCGGATCGTCTACTGTCCCGTCAGAAATTTTATAGCCGGTTTCGATTTTCCCCTGGGTAATTGTTCGTTTTGCTTCAAAGCTTTCTCTGGTTTTGAGCCTAAGTGACACCGTCACCCCTGATTCAAAGACCATCACAGCCCGGTTATCTCGTGGCGCTGTTATCGCTCCACCCATGCCACCAGCCATAAAAAACCCCAAAAAAAATCCCCTTCGATGAGGGGATTTTGTCACGCTGGGCGCTTCGGTTACATGGTGTTACCGCTGGCTGTTATTCGCCTTTTTTTGCCTCAGTCGCCTCGCATATTCGACGCAGATATTCGTTGTTTTTAAAGGATACCATTATCAATTCAAACATTACGCGCATACCTACGAGGGAAACAGCAAACCCAAGACTTGCACCCTCACTATCATGCAGCCAACTAAATATTGCACCGATTATAAGTAATGCAGTAAACACCCAATAAACCACTGTAATAATTTTTGGTGTAATTAGAGTGCTGAAAGTTGCGAAATCTTTAAATTCATTTTTTGGCATTGTTTTATCCCTTATCTTGCCCCTGTCGACTCAGCAATGTTACCACTGATATCTCCATTTATGGCACCTGCATCACTAATATTATTTACCGTATCAGCAGCCTCTTTCGCGCTATTGACATAAATAGTTGTAGTCTTGTTGCCACTGTTGGTTACATTCATACCAGAACCACCTGAACCGGAAGCCATTCCCAATGCGCTTTCAACCCCTGTTAGCGGATTTAAATCGAACATTGAAGTAATCCCTTTAAACGCTCTGACAGTGGACGCTAGAGGTGTCATCTCATATATTCCATCCATCGCGCTTTTAATAGGGTGCTCAACTATATCCCCAAAAAAACCACTATCATTATTATTTTTTGTTGAATTGTTTATTCCCGCAGCAGCCTTCCCGCCCAAATCAATTAGCTTTCGTAAGGCAGCAATGAGATTCGGATATCGCTTCTCGAATTCATCAAAACTACCAAACAGGCTATCAAATACCGTTCCACCCTCCCCGTTTAACCATGCCTTCCATTCTACAAAGGCTTCATACAGCAGCCACACAGCCGCACCAACAGCAAGGAAAGGCCAAACAGCCGCAAGCACTGGTGTAGCTAATGCGAAAAACGCCGCGCCCACAGCCCCCAAGATACCGATAAGGATCGCCGCTTTACTTTCATCTGCCAGCGTAGACCAAAACTCTGCTACTTCGCCTTCAGCTTTTCTTGCAACAGGAATGAGCGTGTTTGCCGCCCAATCGGTGAATTTTTGCCACTCGCCACTAATGGTGGCTTTAGCTAAGAACGCCTGCCAATCGTTTTTCATCACAGTAGTGACCTGGCCCCATGTCCAACCCTGCTTTTTCAACAGGTCAGCGTTGCTTGCTGCCAGCTTCTGGAAAGCTTTAATCATGGTTTCTGCGGTTAATTTCCCCTCAGTAGACATGTCTCTAAGCCCTTTAACATCGGTTCCAAAGGCTTTCGCTACTTCTGGTGCCATCGTGCCGATAGCTTCCATAAACGACTTAAATTCATCACCTGAGAATCGGTCAGAAGAAAACGCCTGGCCCATTTGGTAAAGGGCTGCATTTACCGACTCAGCACTACCACCACCCAATTGAAGTGCGCCCACCAGCCCTTGTGTTGCCTGAATAGTTTGCTCTTGCGACAGGCCTAATTTTTGCGTGGCGGTTGCCATGTTGGTATAAGTGGAGATAAACGCACCGCTATCACTACGCACATCGCTAGCGGCCTGATTAAGAGCAAAGAATGCGTCTTTAGCATCACCGGTAGTCTGTGCTAGCCGGGCAATTTGGGCTTGCTGGCGTTGAATAGAGTCCAGGCTAGCAGAAACCCCATTCCAGGCTGCAACAACACCTGCTGTTAACGTGGCTCCGCCTATTAGGTTTTCAACACCTAATCCACCGCCTGTTGCTCTTTCCACACCTTCCGCAACAGGTTTCTTTTTGGGCTTACTTTTCCCTGATGCTTCATTCCAATCAGTACCACCCAAATCAATATCGTTGATTTTACGCGGGGTGCTCTCCCCAAATATTGAAAACCCTTTTCTTGTACCTGCAAAATTTGCATCGGCTCGCGTAGCTAACCCACCAGCGTGACCATTCGACCAGTTTTGATGTTGTTGAGGAGGAATGGACAGACCACCGCCGCCCGATGATGGGCTGGGCGCTTTTGGTGCCGCTGGCTGTGGTGCAGATGGCGTAATGCGCGGCACCGGAGCCACAGGAACTGGCGCGACCGTTTGCTGTGGCAACGGTTGGATCCGTTGAATAACAGGTGGTTTCGGTGTCGGTAATGCTGCCGCTGGTTGTGGCGCAGGTGGTGTAATTCGCGGCACCGGAGCCACAGGAACTGGCGCGACCGTTTGCTGTGGCAACGGTTGGATCCGTTGAATAACAGGTGGTTTCAGCGCTGGCAATACTGCTGCTAGCTGTTGTGTGGGTGGCAAACGTAACGCCGGGGATGGAAGGCCAGTTAATCCGCTTGCTGTACCTTCCACCGCAGCGCGAGCAACTTTCTGCGCCTCTTTTCTGACAGTTTCCGCTAACGGTGTGCGAGTAATTAGATTAGCGCCTGTAGCGGCGATTGTGGCAACGGCTGCTGTAGTAGCCACTGATGGCGCTGCCGCTGTGTTTCGTGGGGCGTATGGGCTGGCTGGCTTGAGGTTATTTACACGCTTAATGGCTGCGTCGAGTTGGTTAACCTTTCCAATTGCACGCTCAATGGCTGCATCAAAGCTATCAATACCTGCCAAATCAGGTATGACGTCAATCTTGGTGACGAGGTCGCCTTGTTCACTCATTTTTTCACCTTATTAATGGCGTGAGAAACCGCGTTATCAAACTGGATAACGGCGGAAGCTCTCATAATGGAATCAAAGGAGGCGCGGCCTGTAACTACATCTGCGTAGTCAATCAGACCGCTTTCAATCACTCGCCAGATGACGAGTTCTGTGCGGACGGTGCGGTCAAGGTTTTCAGCAAGCTGCTGAACAGTTGTTGCATGGCTCCCCGCATTGTTACCGCCGTGTCCAGACCAATATTTTTTTTTAAGCCTGTAGCGACGGGAAGCACGGAAAGTTTGAGACATTCCAGCGCAACCAGATACACATCAGCAATGTTTGCCGCCGTGTAAACGGTGTTAACTGCATCCCAGCTATCAAGAAAATCACCGTCTTCATTCAGGATTTGAGCGCGGGATTTTGACAGCAATGTAAAAAGCAGTTCGTCATGGTCTTCACGATTGAGCATCCCGAAAACCTTCGTCGACATCGAGAGAATGCTTTCGACCTGGTTGATGCCATGTTTCGCCAGAATTTCAGCGACACGCAAGTTAAAGTGAACAGCATCAAAGGCGCTCATACGGACAATGCAGTATTTATTGCCGTTGATTTCTACGTGCTTAATTGAATCATCCATCAGCGCACGATCCCCCCAATGATGGTTGAATCCAGCTCACCTGTTACCAGCTTCCATTCCAGTGTTTGAGCGCCAACACCATTATTTGCACCGTCAGAAGGCTGGCGGGCAAACATCGCATAACCCAGACGATGAACGGAAAGATTGCGCGTGTTGGTGACAGAAACAGGAATAACCGCCTTTGTTTTCTGCATCAGAGCAAGCGCGGTATTTACCGGGGAATTTCGCTGCGTCGTAAACGTAACCGAACCCTCTTCGCTCGGATTCTCAATAAATGACCAGTCGCCACCAATACCAGATGTGACCGTGATTTGGTCATCAGGAACTTCGACAGTGATATTACTGTCTTTAGCTAGGCCAATAACCGGGACAACACCTACGGTAATTAACCAGTCTTTTGAGGACATATTTCCTAAAAACATAATTTAAATCCCGTAGGTCATGCCTGTGCCAATAGCATCTACATGCTTAATGGCGTGGCGTAGATAGAATTGGAATTTCACAGTAAGGTCGCCTTTGATGCGCTGGACGGCGCTAACCTCTGCCATTGTCGGACGGAATACCTCGAAGCCGCGAATCAGATCGCCATTCTCATCGGTAAAGTTCTCAATGATGCCGCCCGCGCTCTGGCCTGCTTTGAGTGAACTTTCCATTTTGTTGCAGACCACTTCGTAACCCGGCATGTCGTGACCAACCTTGTTGCGGTTTACAAACAGTGTGGCGAGGTCTTTTTGCATACGGTCAGCCTGCCAGTAAGCAAAGCGAACCACTTCGATTGACTCACCGTCACCACAGGTGCCAGGGTAAGTGACCGTGACGCCCGAACCGTAATCCTCAAAGGTGTTGCCATTGAGTGCGATAATTTTTTGATAGTCTGTTTCGGTAAAGTCATCACTCATGACACCGTTAAGCGTCTTAAGCGCCCATGTTTCTGAGCCTGGTTGCATGACCAGACAACGCCCAGCAATAGCAGCATCAAGGAAGTTTTTAGGCTTTTTGGTAGAGATGGCAAAAGAACCAGACAAGTTTTTATCGTGCAAATACTTGGTAATGCTGTCTGTTGCCCAGGTTGAAGAGGTGTAGTCATCAATGAATACACCCATCTTATCAATCTGAGATTCAACCCAATCAGCAATAGCTTTCTGAATGGTCAAATTGCGCGAGGTGGTCATACACATAAAGAACTTGTTGTACTGATTTTTAATGCTGGCAATAGCAGCCGCAACCTGTGAACCCTGCGCTGTTGACTGCTCATGCAGAACGTCTGCACCTTCCAGATAGACAACACGACCTGTTACGTTGAACTGGTCAGCGTTATTAGTATCAACAACAATATCTGCTGCTGCACCTGTGCTACCTGCCCATGCTGTTCCGTTATAGCTGGCGTAGCGATATTCTCCCGCGACAGTAATGTATGCGATAGTGGCTTTTTTATCGGCTGGTGCGCCACCAACAGGTACACCATTAAGCTTAATCATGGTCTTGCTATAGACCAATGAAATATCACCCACCACCAGCGTATCCGGGGCGGGTTTTTGGGAAAAGTACGCCTGCACTGCTTTCAGGTTGTCGCCTGACATACCATCAAGAGCCGGATCGTCTGGGTTGGTATAAACCGCATAGGTGTAATCAAATTCTTCTGCACTGTGCGTTTCATACGTTCCGTATGTAACCCCATAAAACCCCGAAACCGGAGCAAGGATAATCCCCACCCCGAAAACACCATATTTCGCGGCCGTTGTTTGTCGTCCAATCTTGACGCTAAAAAGTCGACTTAAATTCGCCATTTAGTAACCTCTGATAGTGAGAGTTGCCTGTTTAGCGCCTGCATCTACCGCAGCGCCAGCAATCCAACTCTCTTTTTTGTAATACTGATACACAAATTGAAGTGACATTGTCACTTGGGCCATTTGCTGGTAAACGAGGTTATCAATAAGCGGTGAGCTATTCTCGAAATCGCTTGAGCGGTCAAGGCAGCAGTTATTTTCGAATTGCCAGAAATCCCCCTCTGTACTGTCAATCTGGTAGAGGAAATTCTCCAGAAATGCCTGAGCATCATCAGCCGAACGGATAATTACCACTTCTGCCGAGCAGTTATAGTGATACACCCGGTAATCACCGTCCCACGTCTTATCAAAGGGATATGGCTCGCGGGATGTAGAGAGCAAATGAATTGCTGTAAATGTCTCTTTTGGCTCAGGAAGTTTTTGTTGCGCGTAAAGTGGGTTATCACCCATCAATGCAATAAGCGCCTGCCGCAGCCGCACCAAAGCGACATAAGGCGCACCTGTCATGATTAAAGGGTTTGCCTGGCTATCCGTGAGTTTTAGTGTGCCTGCCGGGAACTTGATGACAGTGCCAACAGAAATCAGGGCATCGACGGGAATCGTGATTGACGCGCTGCCGTTGGTGCTTAATTCAATTGCGGTGACAGAAACCGGATCGCTTCCGTTGTAGGGGGTAAACAAAATATCTTTGCTGTTGCCGTTAGCGGTAAATGTCGCTTTCTCTGCCCGGTAATCCGGGTAAGCAATTTCCCCGCCAACGGTCATTAATTTGACCGTATAGGTTGCCATTATCCCACCAGCTCGAGGGCGTCCTGTTCTTTCATAATGAAAAGCAGATATTCAAAATGGTTTATCACGCCGTTTAACCACTCCTGACGCTGTACCACCTCGTAATATTTGCCACCACACAGCACGATAGCGCCGTTATGCTCACCTTCCTCAGTAACCAACAGGTCAGCCTCGCCGATAGCTTCGTAATAGTCCTGTGGCTTACGGCCCGATAGGTATTGACGGAATGAGCCGTTACCATCAACGGGCTGCATACTGAGAAAAGCGGATTGCTGGTCTGAATATTCCTGGCGAACAATACCCGCCACATTCTCAGACTCCAGCGGTTGCCAGTATTGGATTAGTCGTCTCATTTTTGTGTGACCTTGTATGCGACGGTATCGAAGAGGAAATGACTAGATTCAAGCACTTGCTTTTGCACACCGTACTTTTTGATTTTTCGGGCAATAGTCACTTCTGAGTTTGGTTTGTAGAGGGTTGCAGTCATCAGCGTGCGGCGCGTCATTCGGTAAGCTTCTGCACCAATATAATTAGCGGCCTGGCCTGCTGTTTTCTTGCCGTCAATAACCTGCCTGATAACCTGCTGGTATTGGGATGATTGCATCCAGCCCTGAATACGGTTTGCCGAATAAGTCATAAACGGACGGGCCGGAATTAACTCCCAACCCATCGCGTTTTTAGTGCCGAAGTTGTTCCAGGCGGCGTAAGTGGCAACGTCTACGCCTTCATGCTGTTTGCCGCGATGAATGCCGACTGTTACCTTGATGTTTGCCAGTGACTTAATACGCTGGCGAATAACTCGGTCATAGCCGCGTGTTTCAAACTTTGCGCCGCCTCTCATGGCTACCCCATAGACGCTCTAACCAGCGCGTCTTTTGCCTCTGGCAACTTGCGCAGACCTGCTGACTTTTCACCACTATCAGGCAGGCTTTCATCCATCTGTTTTGCCAATTCGCCGATTGGTTTACTTACTTCTTGCAGATGTGATGGAAGATGTTCGTATGCAAAAAACTTCATAATTGGTGATGGCATGGATCGAACTCCTAAATCAATTTAACTAAATTAGAATGTTTCACTATAAAAGAAGGGTTTCACCGCATTAACACTGTGGGCGCCAAAGCTGGCCAATCGCATTTATTAGTACAATATGCTGTTAATCAGCGTGACCGACGATAATACAACCGCCTGAAAGGTCGCTCATTGCATCAAGAAATTCCCGGCCCCAATCAGTACCCTGCCAGCCCGCCTTTTGCGCTGATGCCGTGTAGCTAATTGCAACCTTTCCTTCCTTGCGGCTTGCCATGCCGCGAACGCTTGCGCTTAATCCTTCAATAGTTATCGGGGCGAGGTTAGCGGCTACATATAGCGCCACAAGACGCTCTGATTCATAACCGTAATCCGCAGCGGCTTGAAGGTCATAGAGCCGCTTACACTGATTAGAAAGGGCGCTAACTGCGCCCTTATCTAATGTGATACCCGGTAACAGAATGGCTAACCACTCATCTACCGTCATGCTATGCCCTTACTCGTCGTCTGACTCAACAACGCCGTCATGCTCTTTCTGGAGCTTTTTAGCTTCGGCGGCGCTAACTTGTTTTAGCCTCTTTTCATCCAGAAACTGCTTAACACCACCAATTTGCAGCGTAGCTGCCGGAACGCTTACAACCTCCAGCGGAGCAACAACAACGTTTTCAATCCCACCCTCATCGTTTTTAGCCAAGATGTGGATCGGCGCTTCGGTTAGATTTGTCAGGAAAATGGTCTTTAATTCGTCCATTGATTAAATTACCTTCGATGATTTAGCGGCGGCTAATGGTGCACGGGTTATAACACCAGCACTACGCGATAAGCATGGGATAGACAGGTCAAGCCCGCTACGCTGAACAGGCAATTGACGGAACAATAAAGGCGTAGCCTGTGCGAAGTTACGGCGGTTGTTTGCCAGAGCAACTAAAATGCCGTCATCATCCAGATCGGAGTTTTTGCGGAATGTTACTTCTGGGTATGAAGTACGTAGGAATGACAGTACAGTCCCCAGCGTACCGGACAGGCGTTTACCCTGGACTTTTGACCATGCTTTAGATGGGAAATGCACTTCGTTGGTTTCGTAAATCTTGCTGGAGTTTACGGCGGCAATAAGTGCAGAAACATCATCAGCAATATCATCACCATCACCCGTAGCCCAACCACCTTTCAACGCCACCTGTGGAATGTTTGGATGACTGATAAAACCGATAATCTGATATTCACGATCGCCACGCCACAGCAGATTAGAAATAGTACGCTCGTGTGCTTCGCGGGTATTCATTGCAAGAATATTGTCCAGTGGTGTACCAGACATAGCCGCAGCCATAACATCACTGTAGGTGTACCCGTAACCCAGGCCGAAATCGTACATCAGCGCAAAATACTCTTTCCCTTTTGCGCTCATCATTGGCATGTCAGTACCAAATGCCGCCATGATTTTCGCCATGCCCGCCGCAGAATACATGCGGTAGCCTGCGTACTTCGCTCCTTCGTTAATGCCTTGTTCCTGTGCAAACATCGTAAGCGCAACAGGTGCTGGCATTTCTTCCATGTAAACATCAGTCGACATAGAAATAAGGTCACGGGCAAAAATTAACCCTTGCTCATCGGTATTGATGGTTGGCATTGAGCCAGCGGCTTGAGCATCCGCAAAGTACAGCCCAAAGAATTGGGCTAAATGTTTTTCATTCATTCTTCTTGTTTTCCCAGTTAGCCCACGGTAATTACAGCGGTGTCAGTGAAACCACCATCATCAGTGGTGACAGTAATCGTTGCGGTCGCTGCTGCGGTTGCTCCAGTAACAACAGTTGCAAGCCCATCGGCATCAACAGTGGCAACATTTGCATTACTGGTTGCGTATTTTACGCCCTTAGTAGTTGCACCAGCAGGGGTAATGGTCGGTGTAAATTGCTGAGTCGCACCAACTGCTTTAGTTGCTGCCTTTGGTGCGATAGTCACACCAGTAACAGGCACGTCATGCGGATAACCCGCCGCCATCACGTCACCGTCAGTGACCATCACGATAGCTGTGCCGCCCTTCTGGGTTGGCGTTTCAAAACGGAAACGACTTTTAGCCGATGAGCCAGCAACCCCCCATTCCATATAACCGGTAGTCGTGTTGCGGCCTTTTGGTGCAGCCAAATCGCCAACCTTCGGTGATTCACCAGCTTTGACCGCTACACGAACTGGACCCTGCTCAACAATGCCAACAGGGCAATTAATTGTTACTGCGCCGATTTTGGTATTGCTACCAAATCCCGGTGTGGCTGACATGTTTGAGTGAGCGGAAACAGCAATACCCAACGCGTCAGTTACTGCACCGTTATCAGGTAATGCGACTACGGTAGAATCATTGCCGGAACCCAGCTTAACGGCATCACCCGGTGCAACTTCACCGCCAGCACGATGAGAAGTAACGCGAGCGGAGGATCGGAATGAAGGCAATGTAGCTAAATCACCTGGTGAACCTGCATCAAAATCACTTTTAATGGTGGTTTGCATTATTTAGCCGCCTCTTTTTTATGACCAAAGGTGCGCTTCTGGTATTCGCTGTGTGCGTTTTTGGCTTCGCCCTGCTCATCGTTATTGATGTTAGTGCGAGGGTTACGCGGGGTTTGTTCAAACTTTTTGCCACAGGCCACCAACGCCATAGACAGCGCAACATCGGTCTGCTCATCACTCCAGCCGTCCATGTTTACTTCTGGATGCGCTTTTTTGATGATGGCTTGCTTGACCAGATTGATATCACCCAGGCTATCAGTGTTGATATTCAGGCGCTTTGCGGCTTCTTTCAGGCTGTTTTCCTGACGACCATCTGCAACACCACGGTCATAAGCTTCATTGCTGGCAGAATCCATATTAACCAGGCGAGTATTCGCCTTAATCAGATCGCCGCGTGTTTTGCTGAGGTCACTGGTCAGCGTCTGCTTCTCAGTCTCCAGCGTTTCGATTTTGGCTAACGCCTCTTCTAATTCCATTGGTTCACCATCCAGATTAAATGTTGCCGTCTTTACCCGTGGGTTGCGCACAATGCTCAGGTGGTTGTAATTAATGCCCTTCTGAACAGTGTCAAATTCCTGACCATCAGTAGAGCGCCCCACCTCTTTTGGCTTGTCGTCACACTGATAACCCGCCGACGCGCCGCGTAAACTTTTATCCTGCTGAATCAGGCGAATAGATTTTTCATCCTGAACCAGTGCGCGGGCGATTAGCTCATTACCCTGACGCATGACAGCCGTTACCACACCTGCACTGACCGCCCGATAATTCTTGGACGTAACCAGACCATTGCGAGGGTGTGACACTGTCACAGGCTTGCCGATGAGACTATTCATTGAGTCCTGATTAAACAACTCATCAGGTGAGCGGTATTCTTTCGCGGTGAATGCATCACCGCGCTTTTTGTCGTATACCAGTACGCCGGGGGTGGCTATGGGGATATCAATCTGGAGATAACCCTCCGGGGTTATCGTCCATTGTTTTATTGCGTCAGTGTTTACCTGCGTTTCTTGCAGCAATTTCTTTCTCCGCTTTTTCAACGTCCGAATCCACAAACAGCATTTCGGCTTCGCATCGGCAAATATGCGGTTCACCTGGATTGCCATCAGGTGGCGGACGGTTGAAGTAGTAGGCTCGACCTTCGCGCTTAACATGTTCTTTGCGCTCTCTTTCGTCCAGCCGACCCCGCCAGCGGTAAAGCGTCACACCCATCATTTTGGCGCTGTGCGCCTCCCTTGCAGCGCGACCATTGCCAACCTCATTTCGGGCAACATTTGCGGCACGGCGAGCGGGAATTTCCATCTCTTTAATAAGCTGTTCCTCAACCCAGCTTGACGGCATACCTTCGCGTAACCCCTCCTGTACAACCTTAATTCCGCGTTGAAGGGCTTCATCTGAAACGTTCTGCATGCGGCCCATGCTTTGCTCAATCTGGTCTGCTAGCGCCTGACTCAGCGCCTTATCACCCTCAAAAGCGTCAACAGAAATAAGGTCTGCCATTTTTTCAGTTGGAAGCGTGATTCCACTGGCAAGGTTATGACCATCAGCAGCGCGAATAACTACCTTGAAATCTTCTAGCGACGCCTCAGTAAGCTGTTTGCGCGTGGTTTCCATGGCGGGTAAAGATGGGGTGATGCTGGCAATGCGGAGGGGTTCGTAAAGGTTTGCAGCCTGCTTTGTAACCGCGCCCGCCGTGTCAGGTGTGGCGGGTAACGCTTTCTTCATGTCGACGAGCGGCACACCGTCGACACGAAAGCGCTGATAATGGTTTTGCCAGTAGTTATCAGTAAATCCAAATTTACCCTGGGTAATAGCAGACTGAACCTCATCAGCAGCGTGATTAATGGCGCGAATATGCATATCGGGCTTGGTGCCAGTGACTTTAGAAATGTCGTTAGCCAGGGCAATACCAACCTGCCTGCTTACCTCGCTCATGATAAAGGCAGGAACCGCACCAAACTCACCATCTTTAAGTAATCCGGGAATAGCTCGAAGCAAGGGTTTGGTATCAGGTGTAATCAACTGTGCTACCGACATAATCAGCGCTTCTTGCTGCCGGCGCGTCATGCTGGAAAAGTTATTTTTACCCTTCCGCATAACATAAACGCGCACTTTTTTGACCGTTGACGCCGCCAGAAAATCACTAAGCAAATCATCAACAGACACGTCTTTTCCGTCTGCTGCATCGGTATTGATTATTGCGCCGGATTTACCAATAGCCCTATAAGCCTTTAAACATGCGGCCTGTATCCATTTTCCCATCTGGCGTGTGTTATCGCTCAGGCGCTGGGCGTAAACCATTTCAATACCCAACGGGTAAGGCGCGTTATAGCGCGGCTCACTCGTCGGCATTGTCATTACCATTATTGGTGTTGGTGTTTTGGTTTAAATCATCGTCGCTTTGGTCATCAATGGTGCCTTTGGCTGGCGCGGTAGTGGATAGCAACGTAACAGCCCCGGTTTCCTGCGCGGTGGCGCGGGCTTCTTCACTGGTAATTGCGCGAATGTTGTAATAAATCTGCGCGGTTTCGGCGCGTTTCTTATCCCGGTCAACTTCGCGGTCAATCTGGCCTTGTGACTTGTTCGGCACAAAATCAGCACGCACACCCAAATAGCGCATAGCCAGCTTCTTAAGCGCCGGAATGATGTAGTTGGTATTGATATGCGAAACGAGGTTTTGCCACTGAGCATCAGCGCTGGTATCGCTGTTTGATAATCCACCCTGACGCTCGGCAAGCATGGCGATCGGAAATCCTGTTTCAGCACAAACCAGCTTAATTGCCATATCGACAATTTCGGCCGTTCCCGTCAGGTTTGATTGAAGTCTGGTTATTTCTTCTTCCGCATCAATGGCAATCATGTCATTGAGATGGCGAGTGGCGGCAATGCCTGCGATACGCTTTGCGGCTTGCGCTTCGCCTTTGGTGCTTTTCATATCCTCTGCCAGTTCATCTTTCTTATAAATATCCTGCACTGATAGTGACAAGATACTGATGATTAATTCATGTGACAGGCCGAGGCGCTGGAGCGAGGCGTAAGGTCTGCAAAGCAATGGTGCGCCAAATTCCACACCATTCATGGCGTAGATAGGCTGGTAGTTTCTCTCACCGAACAGAATTGAATCTTCCTGCTCAATGAATACTTCACCACCAATCGGGCTTTTAAGCTGGATGCGCCATCCTTCCGGCAAGCCAAATAAAGGCGAGTTGTAGTCTTCATACCAGTCGTTAGAGGGGGTAATCCAGTGCGCACCATGGGTACGCACCCAATCATCACCCATCACCAGTACAGACCAGCCGTGATGACGCTTAAGCACAGCGGCAACCTCTACCACCTGCCAGATAGCCATATCATCAAAAAGTAACTGTATGCGTTTGGCATCGTCCGGGTTTTCAGTCACAACGGTAAAACCATTGAGCATGGCAGCAGCAACCGGCTCACTGATAATGCGCCAGCCAATGCCGGATAACTCCCCGGTCATTGCCGCTACCATTGGAATCATGCCTTCTGCGGCTCGCGCCTTCATCCGGTTAGCCGTTGGCGAACTCATGCCAGCAGCCCCCTTTGCGCTCATAGCTACGCTTTCCATCATGGTTACGTAACTATCAGTGTTGAAACTGGCTGGCTGTAAGCCTTCTTTTGTTAGCACCCCTTCAGTGGGGATCGTGTTGGTTTTTACTGTCATTGAATAATTCCTGATTTCATGCGTACCAGGTGGGGGAAAATGGCGTCGGCGTAGTCAGGTGACACACCCAGCCGCTTTTTAACTTTTTTCTTATCTTCGATAAGGATTTTGTCTTGCTTTGAGGTTTCCCACATAACGCCAGTGGAATCGGAAAGGATGCGGTCGAGATAGCGGCGCGGAATATCACTTGAAATAGCGAATAAACCATCAGGCGGCATAATGCCAGTTTCCATCCAGCGCACCGTGTCATTGACTGCATCACGATATGACCACCACGCCTGTGCTCGAAGATTCTCAAATGTTTCTTCGTTGTTGCGGCCACCGCGATAACGCGAGGTTTTTCGCAAAACTTTGCCCTGGGCGACAAACTTACGAAATTCAACTTCTGAATCTTCGTATTTGTTCAATTCACCGCGAACACCAGCACCCACGCCCACAGAGTCATAAATCAGGACTTTACAGCCCTCTTCTTCTGCAAGTTTTAAAGCTTGTACTGCTAGCTGCGCCGGGTCGCGCGCCCGTAGTCGTTCCACACGGTACAAAAAACGCCCGTCGAAAAACGACAACACCGAATCATCATCACCCTCGTCAGCAACATCGAGCACGGCGGTTTTAACGCCAGTGCGACAAGCTTTAGCCAGCTTTGAATCTGGCTTAACAATGAGCTTTTCGAGGTTGCCACGGTGAACTACAGCACCCGGTAAATCACTAACCGGGACACCATTCCAAATGTTGTCGTACCTGTCCGGGTAATATTTCAGTGTGTAGGTTCGTTCCTTATCGAGTGTGCTATTGAAATATGGGTTGTGATACCAGTTAACCTCTTCTACAAACCAATCGTCCTCTGCCTTAAGTACAAAGCGAACAAAGGTTTCATCCCATGCAAAGGCCGGGTTAAACGTGATCCATAATTCGGCACCTTCACGGCGTAATGTTGGCGCTAATGTTTCCCATGCTTCGGCAGTAATCCCGTGGGCTTCTTCAACCCAACAGATATCTATGCCCTCGATAGATTTAATACTGTCGAGATTCGACTGAAAGCCCAAAAAACGAAACTCTGCCCCTGACTTTGCCTTGATATGAGTGTTGGTTATCGTGAACTCAGACTCATATCCCAGGCGGCGGATCGTGTCGCTCAAAAGCTTATGTGACGATGCATCAATAGACTTTTGAACCCTGCGTAAACAAAGGATTCTCAGGTCATGCCGCACCGCAAGTTGAATGAGCGCTTCCGCAATCCTCCAGGACTTACTGGAACCACGACCACCACGAAGGCATTTAACGCGATGCGGTTTTGTCGTCAAAGAACGCATAACCCTGCGCCACTCTGACATTTTTTTCTTTTCTGAAAGCCAGTACTGGCGGCGCTCTAAATCATTTTCTGGTTCCTGTTCAATCGCTGTCATCGTCAATGTCCTGGTAGATTTCAGTCAGCGTTTCACGGGCAATGCGTTTTCCTTCGTCTGTAATTGGCTTGCTGATATCAACACCCGCGAGCGTTAGTATCCGCGCAGCCAGGTTTGATTTATCCAAACCTTCAACTTGCCAGCCGTGCTTTGTTTTCTTGATGGTTTTTACTGCTCTGGTGTCTATTTCTGTGAGTTTTCGTTGAAACACTTCCGGTTCCAGCCTCATCTTTTCCAGTGCCATTAACTGCAACATCACGTCAGATGCATCCGGCGCACGAAAACGCGCCGACAAGTCAATTAATGCCTCCTGCCGTCCGACAATGTCGGATGCAATAATATGTTTTTTGTAAATGCTGACCGCCTGCTGTATGTCACTGTCTTTGAGCAACTTTTCAGCATGGAAATCATCATTAAAGCCCTTGTAATCCCTACTGCGTGACTTTGCGTAGCTGAAGCCCGGCGCTTCCCGCGCTTCGGCTACCAGCTTTGCAAACGCGTCATCACGTCGATTTATCTTTAAAGTCACAATACCCCCCTTGTGAGGAATGCAGCGTAACGGGGATGGAGGCAGATCAGAAACGGCTATACCGCTGGAGGAATGACAGACAAAAAAAAGCCACTCCGGGGGTGGAGTGGCAACTCATCACAAGGGCAATACGAAGCAATGGCTAAAACCATTGAATAATCACAAGGAACCTCGACACTTCGCCGCCATTATGGATTTTTAACAAGGTTATTCAAAAGAAATGTGAGCGGTATGCAAAAAGAAAAGCCGCCCCGAAGGGCGGCGTTTAAAAGGTACTCAAGCCGTGTTTCACAACCCGAAAAAAGGTGGGGTTTCCCCCACCTTGGGTTAGCGACTCGCTTCAGCTTCGTAGGCGAACTTTGCCGCTACCTGCATACCTCCCTGACCTATTGACGCTTCGCAAAGCGTCCGGTTAAGGGCTGTATACGCCAGTAACCCCGCGATAAAGATTGCGAGAAACAAAACTACTGCTCTGTAAAACAAAGTTGCCTCCGTTGCATTTAAGCGTTGAGAGGCTATAATCGAGTTGCGATTCAGGATTAGGGCCTCGTTGGTTAATGTAAATTGACCTTCGGGGCTTTCTTCTATCTGTCGCACGGTAACATGAGACAGACAGCCTCAAGCACCGGGCGGGAGTATACCAACAAACAATCAGTTACAGCAAAAACCTTATCCCAAGTCGATTTGCTTATTACTTAATCGCATTTCGTTTTTTATAGTCCGCTACATACTCAGACCACTCGTAAAACATTCGACTCATCAGTTGATTAAACTCAGCGCGGTCATATCCAGTCACAGAACAAAAGTCAGATGCGTATTTGTCACTTTTATCAGTCCACATAAGGGTATTTTTAACGGTAGTTTCGAAAATCATCCTTTCTTTTTCACTTCTCCATTGGAACCTTGCCGCAAAAATCCCTGAAAATCTCTGCATTTGCGCTGTATCGTCATGTTCATTAAGACCGTAATTATTCCAAGACATTACCCATTACCCGATTATGGTTATTCGTGCCTTGATTCTAAAATGTAGTTGCTTTAAGATCTATATCTAGGTGCTACAAACACCCATCGAAAGCGGCCTTCACCCCGTTAGTGTGATTTTTTTACGCCCAAATTTTATGCTCTGGTGGCATCATGCTACGTGAGTGCTGAATTATGGGCTGGAGTGCGGCTAATAGCGCAGGTGAAAATCTGTGTAATATGCCCGCCGACTTTCGACGGTTTGTAGCTCCAGCCCACCCTCTACAAAAGGGTTCAGTCTCATCGAAAGGAGCACCACCATGTCTACATTATTATCTATTCCCGACACTGCCGAACTGCTGTCACATACCCTCGTTACGCTAAAAGCTCTTGGCTATGCCAGTGCTGCTATGATTCCCGTTCATCAAAAGAATGCCAAAGAAGAATCAGAAAAAGCCACCTCTGGTTATGCGCCAGAAGCCTACATTGCACCCGGCAAACAATATGCCAATGCTCGCGAAGCGCTGTCGCATATGGTGCATGAGTTAAAGAACCCAGTACGCGATAACTATAACGACTCACTGGACTTTACCTATGCTTCACTGGCGCAACTGCTGGATATGCTGCGTGACCCTATTTACCAGCATGGTTTAATGCTTGACCAAACACTCGCCCAAAGCGACCAGGATGTAGATAACCTGCCATTTAATATGGTGACGACATTTCACCACATCCCGACAGGTACAGAAGTTTCGTTTATCCTGCCCGCCTACCTCAAACAAGATAAACGCCTTGATGCGTGTCAGCAGTTTGGGGCCACGTACACTTATTACCGTCGCTATGGCTTGCGTCAGGCGCTGGACATCACAGACGGTGATGATGATGCAGACCAGGCTGATTCAAAGAAAGAGCGCCGCAAAACTCGCGCACTGAATAGCCAGCGCGAATGGAAGCCGACAAAATCCCCACGAACCACACCCGAATCTATCCTCAATATGCTGGTAGCGTCTGGCGAGTTCACTGGAAGCGCCGTTGTTGCCCAGGCTAAATCTCGCAACCCGTTTTTAAGAACACCTACGGAAGTTGTTGAAGACATCATTCACCAGCGCAACTTCACCCTGGATGATGAGCAGACTGCGCGTGATACCGTTTTGCGTTATGGCCTGACTGATAAGCACTGGCAGGCGTTTTATGTCAATGGCGGCGTATTCAAAGCTGATGAAGATGAGCTAATCGACTTACGAACTGGCAATCATGTAGACGCCATGACTGCAATGGAACTAGCGGAGTCTCTGGCAGGTATTGCGCTTTCTACCGCCGATCCAAACAGCGTATATGACACGCGCGATATGTCCAAGCCACTCATAGCCAGCACCTTTGTACCGGATATTTCCCCACTTGATACCGAAGAGGAAACCTTTATTAAGGCCGTTGAAGTTGGTCATTTTGATGAAATCTTAGAAATTGCTGAAAACAATATTGATAGAGATATTGCCAAGGGTTTTGACATCACTAGCCAGCACAACAGCACAGGCTATAACCGCCGTAACTGGTATAACGCCTGCCGTGAGTTTTACACACTTGCCCTCATGTCTGGCAATGTGAACTTTGACGCATTGGCAAAGCCTGAAATTACCGTCACCCACACCATCACGGATATTGTTGGGGCTGATGGTGATGACGAAGTGTGCGCCGAAACTATTCTTGCTGCGCAGTCACAGCTTGAGCGCGAGCAACACATTGATATGGCTGATGAGATGCAACAAAAGGCCGATATTGCGCGTGAGATAGCCACTGGTAATGCTGATTCTGATGAAAAGTTGCAACAACTTCATGAAATAGCGAAACGCTGTGACGAGTTCACGAAAAGCTATGTCGATACACTTATCCTGCACGTCGAGAGTGACGGCCTAATTAACGAGGCTCCGGTATTCATCCCTGAACGCGAACTTCCGTACTAATATGCGGAGCGCTCAACATGAAAACCGCACAGGAAAAGTTACAACGTCACGCAGATAAGCAGCGTGAGTATCAGCAGCGGGCGATTGCCCGCCAGCGCGAAAAACAGTCCGATCCCGAATGGAGACAGGCGCAATACGACAAGCAGCGCGAGAGGCAATCTCGCGTAATTGAACGGGCAAAAATTAAACCGTGTGGGCGCGGATTAAAAGGGCGTACGCCTTTAGCCGAAGAGCGTTTATTAATGGACAAGATAGGCGCTCTACCCTGCATTGCCTGTTATGTTCACGGTATCGTGAATGATGTGGTTAGCCTGCATCATTTAGAGGGACGCACAGCAAAGGGATCGCATTCGTTTGTGTTACCACTATGCAACCATCACCACCAGTACGCGGCACCACCATCAATACGCGCTATTTATCCTTGGCTGATTCCCGTTCATGCTGATGGTACTTGCGGCGGTAAAGCAGCATTTGAGTCGCTAAACGGCACTCAGGAGTCTTTATATGCTCTATGCCTTGAAATGATAGCCTGAAAATCGTAAATGCCGTCAGTAACCGCTGACGGCGCTACCGCTCACCCTCTCGCTGTACCCCTTCACACCAATGGATTTTAATCGCACCTGACATTTTTAAATGAGGTGCTTATGTCTGAAAACAATTACGGCGCATTAATGATGAAATCTGCCGTGGCTGCTGGGGATGATATTAATGCGATAGTCCAGCCCGGTATTTATATCATTCCTCCAGCAAATAGCTCTTCGCCAGATGCTGCCGGAGGTGTGCTTACCGTTCACTCTGGAAGCCCAATTCGCCGAACATTCACATCTGATTCGATTATCACTCTGACATCTACGAGAAACGGCAATTCTTGGACTGCATGGAAGGGTCCACTTTCACGTACTAATCCAGGCGCGGATATAAAAGCTGATGGCGCAGCCGCTATTGCCTCGTTTCTCTCAAATCTTGGTATCACCCAGGCACTTGAGCTTAAAGCGCCACTGGATAGCCCGTCACTGTCAGGTACACCTACTGTTCCCAATGCAAATCAGGACGAAATTGACCTGCGCATTGCCAATACATCTTTTGTTGCTCAGGCAATCGCGGAATTAAACGGTGGCGCACCAACTGTATTGAACACGCTAAAGAAGCTGGCAACAGCTATCAATAATGACGCGGATTTCTTCACCACAATAAGTAATGCACTTGGGGCAAAGGCACCGCTAGCCAGCCCGTCATTCACCGGAACACCATCAGTGCCAAATGCAGACCAGAACCAGATTGACCTG